CTCGAAAAAGCTCTTGACCAAGGAAAGGTTGATCGTCATCTTTTCTCTGGATTCCAGAGAAAAGGAGAGCTCCCCCGATTTCTCGGAGGTTTTCTCGATCATGTGTTTGACCGATCTAGTGGTCGGTTGTTGGAGGATCCGAGTATTGATGCAATTCTTGCTTTGCGTCAACTAACGTTGATGTTTGGCAAGATCCTTATTCCTTGCAGCGATGCAAGGGTTAAGGATTCAATACAAGGGTACCTCCAATGTGAGCAGGATGTTCGCGATGCTGATAGACGTTTGTCTGAAGATGAAAGAGCTTCATTCAAACGGATATCGGCTATGCTATTCGGAGACGTTTTCGATGAGGTGAACCGTCAGGTTTTCCTCGGAGAAATAGTCCCGAAGCATGGTCCTGGTGTGACTGCTGATCGTCTTTTTGGAAACGAAAAGTACGATCAGTCCACCTGGACCACCCGTTTGGCAAGTGTATTCCCCATTGGGGATTACCTTGTTCCAAACTCTCGATTCCTCGAGAGTTTGTCGGGTGTGAACATCCTCGAACCCGGTTCGGAGATTCCTGTAAAAGTAATCACCGTTCCTAAGACGCTCAAAACACCGCGGATAATCGCCGTAGAGCCTACAGCTATGCAATATGCACAGCAAGGGCTCTTGGAGGCTATCCAGGAGGCAATACAGAGCAATGACACGCTCCGTAACCTCATCGGCTGGAAGAGTCAGAAGCCTAATCAGCGACTGGCTCTTCGGGGATCACTTTTCGGTGATCTTGCAACACTCGACCTGAGTGAAGCATCCGATCGTGTTTCGAATGAGCATGTACGTGAAATGCTACATCAGTGGCCGTATTTGCATGCGGCCGTCGATGCCTGCCGTTCACGGAAGGCTCATGTTCCTGGCAAAGGAGTAATTCGCCTTGCCAAGTTCGCATCTATGGGTTCAGCCCTTACGTTCCCAATGGAGGCAATGGTCTTCCTGACCACTATCTTCATGGGAGTCGAAAAGGAGCTCAACCGTCCGCTTGGTTTCGCAGATGTAAAACTTCTGCGGAACCGGGTGCGGGTCTACGGGGATGATATTGTTATCCCTGTAGAATACGTGCGATCCGTCGTAGATTCCCTTGAGACGTTTGGTCTTAAGGTGAATACTCGCAAGTCTTTCTGGACCGGTAGGTTCAGAGAGTCTTGCGGTCGTGAGTACTACG